AGACGAATTATTAAAAACAGATAGTAGAGAAGACTACGAGAAAGCAATGTTACAGGCTCAACAGAGTCAATATATTGCAGACAAATGGTCAAAATTGGACCAATCATTATACAACCAATCGGTTTACTATGAACCAACAAGAATGGCCGCGTATTATGATTATGAATCAATGGAATTTACTCCTGAAGTATCTGCAGCACTAGACATATACGCAGAAGAATCCACTACTATGTCAGAAAAGGGTGAAATATTAACAATATACTCGGAATCAGATAGAATTAAAACAATACTTGAGGATTTATTTCAAAACAAATTGGACATTAACACAAACCTACAAATGTGGGCTAGAGGTATGGCGAAATATGGTGATGATTTTGTTTATTTAAAAATTGATCCAGAAAAAGGTATTATTGGTGTACAACAATTACCAAATATTGAAATTGAAAGAATTGAAGGTGCGTCAACTAAGAAAGCAATTAATACAGATAGTAAAGTACCATCAAGAGAATTAAGATTTCAATGGAAAAATAAAGATTTAGAATTTCAAGCTTGGGAAGTTGCACATTTTAGATTGTTAGGTGACGATAGAAAGTTACCATATGGTACTTCAATGTTAGATAAGATTAGAAGAATTTGGAAACAACTTTTACTTGCTGAAGATGCAATGTTAATTTACAGAACATCTAGAGCACCTGAAAGACGTGTATTTAAAATATTTGTGGGTAACATGGACGATAAAGATATCGAACCATATGTACAAAAAGTTGCAAATAAATTTAAACGTCAACCAGTGTCTGACCCTCGTAATGGTCAAGTTGATATGAGATATAATCAAATGGCTGTAGACCAAGATTATTTTGTACCTGTTCGTGACCCAGGTCAAACTATGCCAATTGAAACATTACCAGGGGCACAAAATTTAGGTGAAATTGCCGACATTGAATATATTCAAAAGAAAATGTTGGCAGCACTTCGTATTCCTAAAGCATTTTTAGGTTTTGAAGAAGTTGTTGGTGATGGAAAAAATCTTGCATTAATGGATATACGTTTTGCAAGAACTATTAATAAAATACAAAAATCATTAATACAAGAATTAAATAAAGTTGCGTTAATCCATCTATATCTTTTAGGTATGGAAGATGAATTAAATAATTTTACACTTTCATTAACCAATCCATCATCTCAATCTGATTTATTAAAAATTGAAATGTGGAAAGAGAAAATAACACTTTACAAAGATGCAACATCAGACCAATCACAAATTGGTATATTGCCGGTGTCTCACACATGGGCTAAGAAAAACATTCTTGGGTTTAGTGATAATGAAGTTGTTTTAGATTTACAACAACAACGTCTTGAAAGAGCGATGGGATTTGAATTAAACAATACACAGAATGTAATTAAACGTTCAGGTGTGTTTGATGATGTGGATGCAAAATATGGTATCTCTGAAGAAGAAAGAGAAAAGGCAATGGATGCTGCGGGTGGCGAAGCACCAGGTGGTGGAATGGATATGGGTGGAGGAATGCCATCAACGCCAGAACCGCCAGCGGCTGGAGGAGACGCACCACTAAGTGAATCTACTAAATCAAAGAAATCAAAAATATTAGGTATGCTAGGTGAAGAAAAAGAAGATTTCAACTCTTTATTTGATATGAAAAGAGCACAACAGAATATTTATGAAATAGAAACTAAATTGAACGATATTTTAAACGATTAAAAATGAACAAATTCGGAACGATAAAATCAAAAATGTTAACTAAAATAACTGAATCTTATTCTAAACAAAATAAGAATGAAGTTAAAGATATGTTAAACACAATTAAAGAAAACAAAGCATTTAAAGAAATGTATTTGTTTTATGAAGAAATTGAGAATAAATATTTCGAGGATAAAGAGATTGCAAAATTATATGTTGAGGGATTAAATACATATTTTGGTCAACCAATGGGTAATTGGAATGATTTAAATGTATTTTGTGAATCTCTACATGATAAATTGGGTAATATTGAAATTGAAACAAATGAATTATATGAGTCTTTAGATATATTATCCGAAAAAGATTCATTATCAAATATTGAAAAAAAGGTTATTGCAAAAAAGAAATTAGTAGAACATTTAACAACTAAAAAAGAAATTAACGAGTCTCAAGAGACTAAATTTGTCGCAAACGAAAATTTATTACACGCTGTTTTAGCAAACAATTTTAATGTACTTTATACTAACACACTTTCTGAAGAACAAAAAGTTGAATTAAAAACAATACTTGATTTATCAAGTGAAGATTTAGAAAACAAAACGTCTGAATTAAAAGAATCAATTTTAAATCAAATTGGTAATATTATAAATGAATCTAAAGATTCTGAAATGGTAACCAAATTATCTAAAGTAAAAGATGAGGTACTAAAAAAGGAAACCTCCAAAATTAATTATTACAGATTAACTGAATTAAAAAATGGTCTTAACTAAGACCATTTTTCTTTTGTTGGACATATATCGCCTTCAAAACCTCTTTTCTTTTATTAACTGAAGGTTTAACAAACTCCTGTCTTGCTCTTAATTTTTGAACTTGTTTAATTTTTTGAACTTTTTGTTTGTAAGTTCTTAAAGCACTTTCGAGGCTTTTTTCTTTTGTTACGTCAATTATTATCATATTAATATAAGTATATCACAAATATATGAAAATATTTTTGGAATTGTAAGATATTTTCTTTATAATTTATTAACACCATAAATAATATATAATGAAAAACCTTAATGAAAATTGGAAAATACATCCCACTAGGGGCGTACAACGACGTGAAAATCGGTTATGGTACCGTAGATTTTAAAAATCTTAAAACCATTTATTTAAAATTAAATTCGTGGACACAACCAGAAAATGAAACTGACGACTTTAATAATACAATTAATAAAACAAGAAGAAAAATAAAAGAAATAGTATACAATCTCAAGTGTCCAAATTTTAAACAACAATCAATAGTTGATTTAGACATTAGAACTAAAGGTATAAAACTTGAAAAGAGGTCTTTTATGAATTTAGAAATCACATTATACGTTGACACTCAATTCGATGTTAAATCTAAAGAGATTAAAAAGACCATTAAAGAATTGTTAGAAAATATCATAGATAATGGTTTATCTGATAAAAAATTATTCAATTTCAACGTAAATAAGAAATAAGTAAGATATTGATGTATTTATAGTTATAAAAACTATAAATGAAGGTATTAGGACCAAAAGAAACCGGTAGAGGAATTTTAATTGAGTATGACGCCGGTCACGTATCTCCTGAAGATAATAAAAAAATAATTTCAGAAATGAAGAACATGGACTTTTCACAAGATCTTGTTCTTTATGCTGTTTTGCAAAAATACGATACCCCAAACAAAAACGGGAGAATCTATCCCGAAGCAATTCTCAAAAGAGAAAACGAAAAATACCAAACTCTTATTAAAAAAGGTGGCGCTCTAAATGAGTTAAATCACCCTTCATCCTCACTTATCGATTTAGATAGAGTATCACACTCTATTGTTGAGACTTGGTGGGATGGTAGAATGTTAATGGGAAAAATTAAATTATTCACATCACCAGGATGGAAGAAAATGGGTATTGTCTCCACTAAAGGAGACCAAGCGGCCATGTTAATAATGAATGGTGCAGTTTTAGGTATTTCATCTAGAGGGGTGGGGTCACTTAAAAATGTTAAAGGGGATAATATAGTCCAAGAAGATTTTGAATTGGTGTGTTTTGATTTGGTGTCATCACCGTCAACACCTGGAGCTTACATATTTTCAGATCCATCTGAAAGAGATCAATATCAAGAATCAATAGAAGAAAAACCAATAGTTGACGATAAAATGAAAAGATTGATGGGTAAATTAGATACTTTTTTATCTAAATAATCAATTTTATAGGTGCAGTTATATTAAAAAATAGAATTTTTCATAAAACTACACTATTTATAAGATAATAAAAACAAAATTTCAAAATGACTGAGAAATCAATTTTAGAACAAGCGTTACTTCAAGTGCAAAATCTTGAAGAAGCTGTTAAGCAAAATGCAAAAGGTATACTTGCTTCAACCATGAAACAAGAACTAAGCGACTTGCTTAAAGAATCATTAGAAGAAGAGGAAAAGATGGATCCAATGGACGAACAACCTGAGGACGAACCTAAACCTGATGAAGAGGACGACGATATGTCAGACGATGACGCAACTGCAGATGATGCAGAAGCTGATGACGCTGAAAATGATACTGACCTCGATAACGAACCAAGTAAAGGAATCGATGATTTAGATTCTGACGCAATGGGTGACGATTCATCAATTGATGAGCCTGAACTTGAATTACCTGCGGCAGGAGAAGGTATCGATGACGAAGATGTTATGGACATGACAGGTGCTTCAGATGATGAGGTACTTAAAGTTTTCAAAGCTATGAAACCAGAAGATGGTATTGTAGTTAAGAAAGATGGTAATAACGTTGAATTTGGTGACGGAGAAAACGAATACATTATCAAACTTGATGGTGATGGTGACGATTCAATGGGTGCTGTACCGGAAATGGAACCGGAAATGGAACCGGAAATGGAACCAGAAATGGGAGCAGAATCTGATATGGATGAAGAACCAATTTACGAAATTGAGTTTTCTGAGGAAGATGAAACTTCTGAAGAAGGTGATGTAAAAGAAGTTGAAGCTACTGAAGCTGCAAGAACTCAAGGAAACGATGTTAGAGGTGAAGGACCACGTCAAGGTAAAAAATACAAGGCGGGTCGTCATGAAATGAATGAAAATGTTAAATCTTTAAATGAAGAGATTGAAACATTGAAAAAGCAAAACGGTGAATACAAGAAGGCTTTAGTTCTTTTCAAAGACAAACTTAACGAAGTTGCCGTGTTTAATGCAAACTTAGCTTACGCTACACGTTTATTCACTGAACATTCTACAACAAAACAAGAGAAAATGAATATTCTTAAGAGATTTGATTCAGTTTCTTCATTAAATGAGTCTAAGGGCTTATATAATACAATTAAAACTGAACTTGGTGTAAAAACAACAGTTACCGAGTCAGTGGTTGAAAAAATCTCTAACACTCCATCATCATCCACATCAACTGAAGTATTGGCGGAAGCGAAAGCTTACGAAAATCCACAGTTCAGAAGAATGAAAGATTTGATGGGAAAAATAAAATAATAAATTAAAAAACAAAATACTCAAAACATGGGAGCATTATTAGATTCAGGTATGGTAGGTAACATCGGGTTAAAACACCTTAGAGTTATCAAAGAAGATACCATCAAAAAATGGGATGACTTAGGATTCTTAGAAGGTCTTAACGGTCACCAAAAAGATAACATCGCACAATTATATGAAAACCAAGCGTCTTATTTAATCAACGAAGCTGCAATTGCAGATGCGTCTGGTTCTTTCGAGACTGTAGTTTTCCCTATTATTCGTCGTGTATTCTCAAAATTATTAGCTAACGACATCGTGTCTGTACAAGCTATGAACTTACCAATCGGTAAATTATTCTATTTCGTACCAAAAATTCAAGAAAGAAATGATAACGCACATTATAAACCATACGGTTATCCAGATGCTGCTTCAGCTCCTTCTGCAACTGCTGGTTATCCTGCAACTGCGAAACCTCTTTACGATCGTTTCTACGAAAACAGTGATGCCGCTGACCAAGGTCTTTTTGATTACTCAAAAGGTTCTTTCACAGTAGCTTCTTTAACAGGTACATCTATTGTAACTTTCTCAAATGGTGTTGAAAGTTCTCCAGTAACTATCGCTACAGGAGCAACTCAAACATACGATTCAGTTATCTTAAAGTTAACAGGATTTTCTAAATTAGGTCAAGGTAAATTAGCTGGTCCAGACGGTAACGAAATGGATACAGAAGAGTTCTTAGCTTCATTAACAGTAACTGCACCTCGTTCACAATCGTTAAGTGGTTCAACTTACTTACCGTTCAACGTTGTAACTCAAAAATATGGTAAAGGTATCGTATCTTACGGACAAAAGTCTTCAGGTACTAACGGTAACTTATTTAGAGACATTTGTGATGAAGATGGTACAATTTACTTAAGTGTTGATTTACAATCATATTCAGCAACTTCTGGTTTTGCTGGAGCAATAATCACAGGTTCTACATTAGATGGTACTGACTTCACAGCCACTTACCGTCAATATGCAACTTTAGAGTTTGAAGATGAAATCGGTGAAGTATCTTTTGATTTAGAGTCAGTAACAGTTTCTGTAACTGAAAGAAAATTAAGAGCTAGCTGGTCTCCTGAATTGGCTCAAGACGTTAGTGCATTCCACAACATCGATGCTGAAGCTGAATTGACTGCATTGTTATCTGAGCAAATCGCTGCTGAGGTTGACCGTGAAATCTTACGTGACTTACGTAAAGGTGCTGCTTGGACAGCTAAATGGGATTACAATGGTTGGAAATACGGTGGAACTGGTGGAGCAACTCTACAAGGTTACACTCAAAAAGATTGGAACCAAACTTTGGTTACAAAAATCAACCAAATTTCAGCTCAAATCCATAAGACTACTTTAAGAGGTGGTGCTAACTGGGTTGTTGTTTCTTCTGAAGTTTCTGCAGTATTTGATGATTTGGAATATTTCCACGTATCAAACGCAGAACCTGAGCAAGATCAATACAACATGGGTATCGAGAAAATCGGTTCAGTAGCAGGTCGTTACCAAGTGTATCGTGACCCTTACTTCCCAGCTGGAAAAATCTTGATTGGTCATAAAGGAAAATCATTATTGGACGCAGGATATGTATACGCACCATACGTGCCATTACAATTAACTCCAACAATGTACAATCCATTTACAATGACTCCTATCAAAGGAATCATGACACGTTACGCAAAGAAAATGGTGAACAACCGTTACTTCGGTGTAATCAATGTAAGTGGTATCCAAACATTTGACATGGATAGTTTAAGATAATCTTAGGATTTATCATATTAAAAAACCCCCTCAGAAATGTGGGGGTTTTTTATTTTTTGGTATATTCCAGAATATTACGTATATTTGCTTTATGTCCGAAGTAGATTACAATAAATTAAGATTAGACGTCTTAGAGAAATTAATCCAATCAAGAGGTATTGATTGTAAGTTGAATAAAACTGAAATGATTAGAACATTGAAACTAGACGATGAGGGGAAATATCAAACACCAATGGTTAATACCACATATGAAAAATCGGAAAGTGGTTTTAATGTGGGAATAGATATAAAAAATCATTCGGACTTAGTACAGATTGGTAAATTAGTGGAAAAAAAAGACGCAAAATCATTATATAGGTATTCAGATAATAGAGTGTGGTTTTGGTCAAAACAAAGATTAATATAATGAATTGGGTAGAGTATTTTTTACAGATTGCTGAGGTGGTAAAACTCAAATCTAAGGACCAATCTACACAGATAGGTGCCGTTGTAGTCGGTGAGGGTAATAACGTCCTTTCTACGGGTTATAATTCGTTTCCAAGGGGTTTGGACGATTCATTAGAAGAACGTCAAGAGAGACCCGAGAAATACTTCTGGATGGAACATGCAGAACGTAATGCAATATATAATGCCGCATTAGAAGGGGTGTCCCTTAAAAACTCAACAATTTATTTAACATCGGGACTACCTTGTATGGATTGTGCCAGAGGAATTGTTAATTCGGGTATAAAGACGGTGTATTGTAAAGAAGTCTGTACCACTAAAAATAAAGAAAAGTGGGATGAGTCCCAAAGTAAGGCTAAACAACTTT